CTAATAAACTTTGTATTTGCTCGTCTGTTGGTAGAGCTTCAATTTTAACCCCTAATTGAGCCATTGTCATATCCTTGTTGAACTCAAGCTCCTTAACAGCTAGTTCTCCAATTATGTTGTCGTAAGCACTTATTCCTCCACCGTACTGTATTTTGTATTGAATCATTCTAGCTAATACTGCACCCATTGGAGCAAAGATTCCATCCAAGAAACCTTTATACATTTCTCTAGTAGTGTTGTTACTAGCTAATAATCTCATTTTTTCAATACCAACCAAAGCGTCCTTGTCTGGAGAACTACCATCTCTAGCATCATTAACCCCTGAGTCACCTCTGATTAATTCTATTTCATTAATAATAGCATTATCAATTGCTACTAATTTCTGTTCAAAAGGATTATTTAATTCTTGTACTGGAAGTCCATTCGCAGGATCTCCATTAACATCTGTTCTAGAGAAATATAAAACACCTTTCTGTTTATACATTTTAACAATCTCTAAAGGGTCGTCTATTGATAAAGCAGTCATTACATCTGTAAGACCGTTAATATCTACAGCAATTCCTGAAGGAGTCATCTCAGCAATGATGTGTCTCTTTCTTAACACAAGTAACTGTATAGTGTCTAAGCTTGGCTTAATAACATCTACATAAGACTTACTAGTTCCATTTCTTAAGTTTGGCTCAAATATAACATACCTACGAAGTAATTTTGGAGATATAGATTTATTGTTGTCAGTTTGAGGTCTTAGAATGTTTTTACTTCTTCCGTAACCAATAAGTACGTCTGAATTTACAGCCCATATACCTTCATAAGACATTTCAATTTCCTTCTCTACTACATCAATTTCTTTAGTGCTTCTTTGAGGTTTCTTATAACCATAAGGTTTTTTAGTGAAATGCTTTCCTCCATGCTTGTCTTTCTTTGACGCTCTAGTTATTCTATCGTTTGTATAGAAAATAAAATCTAACACCTCAATTCTGTAGTCGTCATAAGAATACTCTTGATTGTCGTATGTATTTGACACATCATAGGTGCTTCCAAAACTCCATTTTCTATTGTCGTATTTACCTCCATTAGATTTAGCTAAATCAAACCATTGTTTTTCAGTTATCTTATTGTGAACGTCTCTTTCCTTTAAATCTCTAATTGAAAGCATAACCAATTCAGCCTCATATTCTGTATCAGAATAATCTGGTTCGTTAGTGTATGATGTATATAATGATACAGGAGCATCACAGTATCTCATCTTAACTTCGTTGTTTTTGTTAAAGTAAAGTCTTACTGCTCCTTTATTATTTTCAACGATGTCTCTTATTACTCTGGCTTTTACTTTTTTCTCCCAATCATTATTCTCTAATTCAAAATCAACAATGTCTTCAAAAGCAATTTCTACTGCCTGCTTATAATCTAAGTCCATATGAATATCAACCTCTTCTTTACTTTGAGGCTGTAGTGTACTCCTTTTTTCTAACACCATTCCTGATGCTTCTTCCATTTCCTGAATGTCTCTATTTCTAACTATCTCTCCATAAAACTTATCTCTAGCTGCTGTAGTCTTCTTTTTAGAATAACTATCTATTGCATTGAACTGAATCTTATGGTCTTGGTTAATCATATCTCCAACCAATGTGTCTACAAATTTCTTTCCTGGAACTGCTATAGCCCAATCAATATTAAGTAAACTTCCGTCCCCTTCGTTCTCAATTGATAAATCTAATCTTGGCTTGAATTTATTAATATCTTGTCTGTTGCTTCCGTAGTCTCTATTCTCTTGAGCTATAACTCTTCTGTTTGAAGACATATCTTTAGATACTCCTTGCCAAAAAATACTCTTGGCAGCCTTCATTCCGAATGAATCTTTTTCTTTTTCTTTAGGATCTACAGACATTATTGGAAAAGGATTGTTTTCCAATGATTTGTCTACTTTTGATTGAGTTTGATCTTTTGCCATGATTTTTTTAAGATAATATATACAAAGATATGAATTTTTTAGTATATTGGTTAAAATTTAGTACGCTGACTTTGGAACAGCTTTGATAAGTCTATCTTAACCTCTCTCTCCTTACCATCATTCTTGTTTTTTCTTATAGGTGTAACACCGAGGATTGAAATCATAGAAGATACTGTTTCATCACTTACTGTCCAATCATTTGCATCAAACTTTAACCAATCATCTAGTAACGACTCAAAAGGACAGTTACCATAAAGGTCATCTTTACAATCTTCTCTTTTCCATCCAAACTCCTCCATTTGAACTTCTATTGATATTTTACCTATAAACTTATATATGTATGTAACTAATCCATTTATCGATTGGTCTCTAACTAATTTCCCAGCCATAGAAACCCCTTCAACACTTGTTTTACTTGTTGATTTAGTGTAATCACTTTGTTTTGTTTTCTTTATGTAATTTTGATAACCTCTACGAGTCATGTGATTATTAAGTCCTGGTTTCTGATTCTCTGAGAATACTTTAACACCATAGAAAACTGCTGCCATAATCATATCTTCATAAAAGTCATCAGGGTCATCCCTTCTTCCTACGTAGTTAAATATAAACCCATTACTGTTCATTGGGCTGTCAATATTAAACCTTCTAAATAGTTGTGCTGCTGCATTAGATTTTTTGGTGGCAACCGTTACTTTGTGGTCAAATGGATCGACTCCTATGTTTCCCAGTATAGTATTGGATGGTTTAGGATACCCTCTTGGATCGTAGCTTTTTTGACATCTCTGCTCTGCTTCAGGCATCCATGATATTTCAAAAAATCCTTTAGGGTCTTCATAAAACTTAACTATGTGTTGATTCATGTCTTCCCATGCAAAATTACCTCTAGTTACTACTGAAGGAGGAAGAGACTCGTTAAATTCTTTTTGTTCGTATATCTTAGCGACAGGAAGAGATTCTGTTTTACCAGAAACCATAAAAGCATCCTTAATGTCTCTAGGGTACTTTCTTTTTCTTGATATTAACTTTTCTCCTGTTAATGTTTTTTCAACCTTTATTAGATACCTTTCTGCTGCTTCAATGTCTGAATATCCATACTCATCTATAAAAGTAGGCGTTTCATCCCCATCATCTGTTTTGTCAGCACCCCTAAGCCCATAATAAGCTGGTTTGAAATATCTTTTCAATCCTGATATTGTTTGCTTTGCTGTTTTAAATGTGTCTGACTCAGAATCTGATTCGTCCCATATCTTTTTACAGTTAGCTCCACCTTTCTTTTCCATTTCCTCAACCGTAGTTGTTAAAATAGCTTTACCTGTAACGTCAGCACCATCAGCAAGACATTCCTTTACAATGTCCCATCTCTCCCAAACATCAGCAGACTCTGTTTTACCTATTTCATCATGCAAGATAATTGCTAAACCATCCCCATCATAAAAAGTTTCCTTACTATTTCCGTAATTTATCTCTGAACCTAATACTTGACTGTATTCTTTCTTTTGAGTTTTAGTACTTCTTTTCTTTGGATTTCTGTATTCTATCTTTTTAGATGGGTCAGAATCCCCAACATCTACAGGTTTAAAATACTCAGGAAGCCTCTGCCACGATTTAACGAGCTTTTTAAACACTTTCCCTCCATCAGTATCAGTTTTAGATTGTATTCCTCCTATGGAGTCAGGAGAGCGTGAGATGAGTTCATTTAGTGTTGCTGTAGCTCTATAGGTTTTTCCATCACGCCTGTTAGTTATGTGAATTAGCCCAAAACAATTGTCGTCTTCAGTGGTTTCGTTCCAAATGTAAAAATAATCCCTATCAGAATCTGTAAAGGTAGGTAGTCCAGATATTTTTCTACTTCCAATAGAACCATCCCTTCTTATTGTAGATTCTTTTCTAATTATATTCCAAGCTGTTAAGTAGTAATAATGAAGTCCTGTTATGTACTCTAGATTTCCATTGTTATAAAACCAATACCCTAACTCTCTTCTTTCCCACTGCAAATCGATAAATTCATTGTCTTCTTTGGATAGTTTGTCTCCGTTATCCATTTTATAACTTATCTCCCCCATTTGCTTCTTTGTTGGAGGAGTGAAGAGTTGATTTTCAGGCTTTAAGCCATATCCGTCAATTTCTTTTTTTGGAGGGGGTTCTGGGAGTGTAAATTTAAATTCATCTATCTCCCTATCTCTCTCAAAATTATCGTAAGTATATCTTTGTGCTAATCCTTTACCCATTACCGAAAATTCTACTTTCAACTGAAGATGTTCCTTTCAATAGTTCTTTTTCTAAATTTATATCATCCTCAGTAAATGCTTCTTCCATCTTAGTGAGTTCTGCATTATAAATTCCAAGCTTGTCAATAAACTTAAATATTCTATCAATAGTTTTGTCATCCTTGGATATTAAAGTCATCTCACTTACTATGTCCCACTTCTTTGTTTTTCCAGATTCAGGGTCTTCAATTTCAATACCAGTCATTACTAAGTCATTAGTATCATCTACTATTTTCTTTAACGCTAAGTAAGATCTTATGTTTGTTTTCTTCGGAGAGAATGCTTCCAATTTCTTTTCAAGGTACTCAATATAAGCCCCTTGTTCTCCTGTGAGTTTCTTCGGTTTTTCCATTTAATTTAATTTAACTACCTCAAAGA